GGTAATTCGGACCAAGTTTGTTCTGGCCATACAGAATTTCGCTTTACCTAAATATCGGAACGCGCTAATGTTCTAGCCATGAAAAGTGGCATCAATAAAATAAGGCAATATGAAGAAAGGCTGCGCCAGACTGGCGACCAGCTTGAGGTATTTTGCAAGCATTGTGAGACATGGAAGTCGAGCGATGGCTTTCATATGTCCAATGGCAAATTCAAGTCGATGTGCAAGGACTGCCACAGTGCAAGGTATAGCAGGGCATCTGGTTATCAGTCGCCCAGTGCAAAAGCAAAACAAGAGCAATCACACCAGCAGAGGCGGCAATGGCTATCTGAGCCACAGACTTGCACGATGTGCGGCGAGACTAAGCCGCGCAAAGATTTCTACAGTGAAAAGCAGAAGCGATATTTGCCATACTGTTGCAGCACCCGCAGATCATGGGAAGAAATAGAGCGCGACATCGCAGATCAGCACAAAACGTGCTTTGAGTGCGGCCTGAGATTGCCGTTTGATGAGTTCCCCAATGGTGGCACTGGGCGCGATGGCAAGAAGCCCTATTGCAAGTGCTGCGATGCGGCAAGAATGAAGATTTACTCTGATAAGCCAGATCGGATGGAGTTAATCAAGCAGACTGATGATGGCACTTTATCGGTCAAGGTGTTGAGCGCGATGTTGCGTGAGGCCACACATTGTTCGCATTGCGGAACTGAGATGACCACATCATATCCAGTCACACGCAAGAATAAGACGATTGACCATGATGTGCCTCTATCACGCGGCGGGACGCACAGCATAGATAATATCTCTATATTATGTTTGGGATGTAATTCATCCAAGCAGAACCGCACGATGGCAGAGTTTGCCAAGGTAGTAAAAAAAAAGAGGCAAACATGAGTTCTGACACTGAATACCTTACATATGATGAGGCCAGAACCAGAAAGGTTGCAGCAGAGGCGGCAATCGCAGAACTTGAACTTGCCAAGGTCAGAAATGAACTTGCGTTGGTTGGTGATGTCGTAAAGGCATGGGATGATGTATTATCAGCCATGAAAGCGAAATTGCTTGCGTTGCCAACAAAGATGGGGCCGATACTTGCCGCTGAGACAGATGCGGGATTGATACAGAAGAAGCTAGAGGAACAGCTTAGGGATTGCCTAGATGAACTCTCAAACTATGACCCACTTTCAGACCCCACAGGCGCGAATATCGTTATCGACCAGCCTGAAGGCGGCGATGACAGTGCTGAAACCACCACCAAGACTAAGCGTAAGCCAGTGGGCAGACCAAAAAAGGCGGCTAAGTTCACAGAGTAGTTCTGAGGCTGGCCGATGGAATACATCTCGCGCTGAATATCAGCGTGGGATCATGGATGCTTGCTCTGATCCTGAGATTAAGCAAGTTGTGGTTATGGCTGGCGCGCAGTTGGGCAAGTCAGAGGCGCTGCTGAACATCATTGGCTATCACATTGAACATGATCCGTCCCCAATCTTGCTTATGCAGCCAACTGTGGAAATGGCGCAGTCATTCTCAAAGGATCGCATCACATCTGGCCTATTGAACACAACGCCAAGCATCAAGGGGAAGGTGAAAGACCCGCGCGCGAGAGATAGCGGCAACACAACGCTGCACAAGACATTCGCTGGCGGCGCGATCAGCTTGGTTGGTGCAAATAGCCCTGCTGGCTTGGCCTCTCGCCCGATCCGTGTTGTGCTTTGCGATGAGGTTGATCGCTATCCACTATCCGCAGGCGAAGAAGGTGATCCAGTTGCACTTGCAACAAAACGTGCGATGACGTTCTGGAACCGCAAAATTGTCTTGGTCAGCACCCCGACTGAAAAGGGCGCAAGTCGAATTGAGGCGGCATATAGTGAAAGCGATATGCGCAAGTTTTATGTGCCATGCCCGCACTGCGATGAGATGCAAGAATTAAAATGGTCTGGTGTGCAGTGGGAAAATAGCGATCCATCAACTGCGATGTATTATTGCAGCGAGTGCGGTTCTGCTTGGACAGATGCACAGCGGCACAAGGCCGTATCACAGGGGCAGTGGCAGGCAACAACAGACTTTAAGGGTGTTGCTGGATTTCACATTTCTGCACTCTATTCGCCTTGGGTTGCCTTATCTGATGCTGTGGATGAGTTCTTGAAGGCAAAACGCGACCCAATGCGACTGAAAACGTGGGTCAACACGTTTCTGGGCGAGACATGGGAAGATCAAGGTGAACAGGTCGATGAACATGATTTGATGTCGCGTGGCGAAGATTGGGGCGGTGAGTTGCCAGAAGAAGTGCTATTGCTGACTGCTGGGATTGACGTTCAGGATGACCGACTTGAACTTGAGATAGTAGGTTGGGGCCGTGGCGAAGAAAGCTGGTCGATTGACTACCGCACACTTTATGGCGATCCATCAACGGCGCAGCTTTGGATGCAGCTTGACGAAGTGTTACAACAAAAGTTCTCACATCCAGTTCACGGCGAAATGATCTTGCGTTCTGCCTGCATCGACAGTGGCGGTCACTACACGCAGCAAGTCTATAACTATGCGCGGGCCAGATCGGGCAGGCGTGTGTTTGCCATCAAAGGTGTCGGTGGCGAGGGCAAGCCAATCGTGGGCAGGCCAAGCAAGAACAACATTGGCAAGATCAATCTATTCCCCGTTGGCACAGACACGACCAAAGAGTTGATCTATTCGCGGCTGAAGATTGAGACTGAGGGCGAGGGCTATTGCCACTTCCCATCTGACCGATCTGATGAATATTTCCGAATGTTGACTGCGGAAAAGAAGATCACCAAATACTTCAAGGGCAGGCCAAAACGCGAATGGGTGAAGATCAGAACGCGGAACGAAGCCCTTGACTGTAGGGTCTATGCGACAGCCGCACTGGCAATATTAAACCTAAACCTAGAGGCCGTTTACAAACAGGCACAAAATCGTGTATCTTCAGGTGAGCCTGCACCCAAGAAGCGCGCGAAGATTTCGCGTGAGCGTAATTTTGTCACGGGATACTAGATTAAATGGCAAACCTCTTTGACGAAGATAATGCTCCAGAGGGTGAACCGCTTGTTATTGTAGTTGGCGATTTCCTTCAGTGGAAAAAGACGCAACTTGCAAACGATTACCCAACTGCAACGCACTCTGCCGAATATGTCGCGCGCATCACTGGCGGTGGTGCAAGCGAGATCAAGCTAGCCGCGACTGAGCGTGACACATATTACCTTTTCACTGTTGATAGTGTCACTTCTGCAGATTTTAACGCGGGCTTCTATCATTGGCAGTTGGAAGTCACTGAGACAGCCAGCGGCAACCGAATTGTTGTTGAGCGCGGTGAATTTGAGGCCATCCAAGACCTTGACATCAATGGCGCTGATCCGCGTGAACACGCTGAGATCATGCTGGACAAGATTGAGGCGTTGCTTGAGGGTCGCGCCGATGGTGATGTCAGCACATATAGCATCGCAGGCCGTTCTATAACCAAAATGTCGCCAGAAGAACTTTTGGCTTGGCGTGATTATTATCGCCGCGAAGTTTCTGTCTATCGCCGCAAGAACGCCATTGCGCGCGGTAGGAAAGGCAACGCGACAATCCTTATGAGGTTCACCTGATGGGCATCTTCGACATCTTCAAGCGCGATCAGGCACAGCAAGTCGAAGCGCCAAAGCCATTCCGCAGCAAGCGCCGCAATTACGCTGGCGCAAATCAGGGCAGATTGTTCGCTGATTTCATTGGCAGCAGCTTTTCGGCTGACAGTGAGTTGCGCAATGCCCTGCCTGTGCTGCGCAATCGCAGCCGTGAATTGGCGCGCAATAACGAATATGCCAAGCGTTATCTAAACCTAATCAAGACCAACGTGATCGGTGATAACGGGTTTAGCCTGCAAGTGCGCGCGCGCAACGCAGATGGTTCACTTGATGGTGCAGGCAATACGATCCTTGAGAATGCGTTTAAGGCGTGGGGCCGCAAGGGCAACTGTGATGTCACTGGCCGTATGTCATGGAAAGATGCGCAGCGTTATGTGGCTGTGGCATTGGCGCGTGATGGCGAGGCATTTGTCCGCATCGTCAAGGGCAGCAATTATCGTGATGGTATTGCGCTTGAGTTCATCGAAGCTGAGATGATTGATGACCAAAAGACTGAGACTGCCCAAAACGGCAATCAAATCCGCATGGGCATCGAAGTTGACGCGGCGCAGCGTCCAGTTGCGTATTATGTGCTGACCAGTCACCCAAATGACAGCATGATTTCGCGGGCGCAATCTCGCAAGCACATCCGCATCCCTGCGGATCGCATGATCCACATTTACGATCCATCACGCACATATCAGACGCGCGGTGAGCCATTCATGGCCCCTGCGATTTCATCTATGAAAATGCTGCATGGTTATCGTGAGGCAGAACTGATCGCAGCCCGCGCTGGCGCTGCAAAGTTCGGCATTGTCACCACGCCAGATGGCGATGAGTTTACGGGTGATGATGTCACTGATGATGGCATCCCATTGATTGATATGTCGCCTGCGTCTGTTTACCAGATGCCAGCAGGGCATGATTTCAAGCTGATCGACCCGACACACCCTAATTCTGGGTTTGATGCGTTTGAAAAAGCGGTCTTGCGCGGCATCGCGTCTGGCTTGAATGTCAGCTACACCAGCCTTTCAAATGACCTGACTGGCGTGAGTTATTCTTCGATCCGTCAAGGCACGATTGAAGAGCGCGACCACTACAAGATGTTGCAGAACTTCTTGATTGAGCATTTCTGTGAGCCTGTGTTCCGTGCATGGCTTGAGAGTGCGCTATCATTTGGCGACATTCCAATTCCACTGAGCAAATATGACAAATTTGCGGATAATATCTATTTCCGTGGCCGTGGCTTTGCTTGGGTTGATCCGCAGAAGGAAATCCGTGCGCAGGCAGAGGCACTTAGCAACGGCATGACTTCCATGCAAGCGATTGCTGCGAATTACGGCATTGATGTCGAGGAATTGTTCCAGCAGATACAGGCTGACAAGGAGATGGCAAAGCGTTATGGTTTGAGCCTAGCCTTTGAGCCATTCGGTGAGAAAGCGCCTGCGCAGCCTGAGATACATGGTGAAGAAGATGAGTGATTTTATTACTCTCTTTGAGGATCAATCTGAAAATGGCACAAGTGATGCTG